CGAAATGGTAAAGATGAATATTATATATTCTTTTCAGAAGAAACTGTCTTAAAAGCATCTCAAATGTTTTTACAGAATGGCAATCAATCACAATCTACTTTAGAACACGATAAACAACTACAAGGTTTAACATTAGTTGAAAGTTGGATTGTAGAAGATAAAGATAAAGACAAGACTGCTTTATATGGTTTAGATGTACCTGTTGGAACTTGGATGGGGAGTGTTAAAGTTAACAACGATGATATTTGGAATGACTACGTAAAGACTGGCAAAGTAAAAGGATTTTCAATTGAAGGATATTTTGCTGACAAAATGGAAAGACCAAAAGAAGAAATTAAAGAAGATTTATCAGAACAAGAATTAATAAACGAAATAATTAAAATACTATCAGAATAATGAGTAGATTAACAACACACAGAGGATTAGACTTCCAAGCACCAAACACATACAAGATAGAAACAAGTAATGAGCAAAAAATAGCAACAGGATTAGATAATATATTTTTCGACTTTAACAGAGATGGTTCTTATTCGGTAGATATTGAATTAAACTTTTTATTTGCTGACCCTGCATCTGATTTTGCAACTTCTACTGAATGGTTTAAAATAGCAGGAGATTATAAAGAATTAACATCAGATTTACCTGTTGCAGTAGGTACACAAATATCAGACGTTTGGTTTTTTACAAACGAAGATGAATTTGTTGCTTTTGAACAACAATTAATTTCAGATGTTTTATTAGAATTAAAACTTAAATAATGAGAGCTAAATATTGTAAATGTAAAAATACATACACTATAAAAGAATGTGATAAGAAGAATTGTAAAGCACCTGAATATTGGAAACAAGGAATAGGGAGTATTTATAAAAATTCTGATGAAAATGTAAATTAATTAATATAATCAATTATATAACTATGAACACAAATCAAACATTAAACAAGGTTCGTACCTTACTTGGAATAGAAGTAAAGTTAGAACAAATGAAACTTGATAATGGTGCTATCTTTGAAGCAGAAGTATTTGAAGCAGGTGCAGAAGTTTTCGTTGTCGCAGATGATGAAAGAGTTGCAGTACCTGTTGGAGAATATGAAACCGAAGATGGTAAAATTATTGTAGTTTCAGAAGAAGGAGTAATTGCTGAAATTAAAGATGCAGAAGCTGAAGAAGAAGCACCTGCAGAAGAAGTATCTGAAGAAGTAGTTGAAGAAGAAATGTCTGAAGAAACTGCATCACCTAAAAAGATTGTAAAATCAATTAGTGAAGAACAATTCTTTTCGGCAATTGAAGAACTTAAAAAAGAAATTGAAGCATTAAAACTTTCAAGCCAAGAAGTAGTGGTTGAAGAAGTAAAAGCAGAAGTTTCTGTTGAGTTATCAGAAGAAGTTGAAGGAATTACACATACTCCTGAAAACGAAGTAAACAAAAAAGAGTTACACCTTTACTCTCAAAAAGGTAAGAACAACGTATTAAACAATATTTTTAATAGAATAAATAGATAAAAATGGCAACAACAACAAACATCACAACTACTTATGCAGGAGAGTTTGCAGGTAAATATGTATCTGCAGCTTTATTAAGTGGTAACACAATCGCAAATGGTTTAATCGAAGTAAAACCAAATGTAAAGTTTAAAGAAGTATTAAAAAGAGTATCAATTGATGGTATTACTGCAAATGCTACTTGTGACTTTTCAGACACTTCTACTTTAGATTTAACTGAAAAAATTCTTGAACCAAAAGAATTACAAGTAAATTTAGAATTATGTAAAACTCCATTCCAATCAGATTGGGAAGCAGTATCAATGGGTTATTCAGCACACGATAACTTACCTAAAACTTTTTCTGATTACTTTATTGGACACATTGCTGCTAAAGTAGCTGAAAAAACAGAGCAAGATATTTGGAGTGGAACTGCAGGAGCAGGTTCATTTGATGGTTTCGCAACGTTATTAGCTGCTGATGCTGACTTACCTGCTGCACAAGAAGTAACAGGAGCTTCAGTAACTGCTGCAAATGTATTAGTTGAATTAGGTAAAGTAGCAGATGCTATTCCAAATGCATTATTTGGTTCTGAAGATTTATATATCTATGTAGCACAAAATGTATTTAGAGCATACAAAAGAGCATTAGCTGCAACAAACGGAAGCATTCAAGGTAATAACCAAGATATTAACATCGAGTATTTTGATGGTATCAAAGTTGTTATGGCAAATGGATTAGCAAACAACACAATGGTTGCTGCTGAAAAATCTAACTTATTCTTTGGTACAGGTTTAATTTCTGACCACAACGAAGTTAAAGTGTTGGATATGAGCAATTTAGACGGGTCTAAAAATGTTAGATTCATTATGAGATACACCGCAGGAGTACAATACGCAGTTGTAGAAGATATAGTTACTTACGGAATTGTAAACGGAGCTAACTAATAATTAATTAATAATCAATAGGAAAGGGTGGGTAAAATAACCTACCCTTTTTTATTTAAAACACTATAAAAAAATGGCTTGTACATTAACATCAGGAAGAAGTTTACCTTGTAAAAGTTCTGTAGGTGGCTTAAAAGCAGTTTATTTTGCAGATTATGGTACATTGGGAGATGTAACAGAAACGGCAGGAGAAGTAACTGCAATTTCAGGAACACCAACACTTTACAGATACGACATTAAAGGTAATTCATCTTTAGAAACAGCAATCAATAGTTCAAGAGAAAACGGAACTACATTTTACACACAAACTTTAAACTTAACTTTACCTGTTTTAGATAAAGCAACACAAGAAGAGGTTAAGATTTTAGCAGCAGGAAGACCACATATCTTTATTGAAGATTATAATGGTAACTTCTTTTTAGTAGGTTTAGAACACGGAGCAGAAGTAACAGGAGGTACTATTGTAAGTGGTGCTGCAATGGGAGATTTAAGTGGATTTACTTTAACGTTAGAAGGTCAAGAAATTGCACCTGCACCATTTGTGACTGCATCAGTAGTAACAGGAGCAACAGAAGGTAGTCAAATTGACCCTAACGCATAATTGTTTTTAATTTAATTGTTTTTTATAAAAGGGGTAGCTTAACGGTTGCCCTTTTTTTTGGCTTAAACAATAAATAATGTAGTTTTATTTATTATATATATATGAAGCATTTGTTTCCAACATCAGACGAACAAACTATAAAAATTATACCAAGAGTATATACAACTTCTATTGTTTTAAAGTTAAGAGATGATAGTAGTAATGAAATAGTTTCAATAACACCAACATCAAGTATTGTTAAAGGTTATTTAGAAATAACAAGTGTATTTGATTTTAAAGAAGGTAGGTTTTACGACTTAAAAGTTATTGATACTACAAACGACCAAATTATTTATAGAGACAAAATATTTTGTACTGCACAATTAACAAGCCAAGCAAACAATGAATACTATTCTGTAAATAAAGATGAATATAAGCCTAAAAGTGGCAATAATGACTTTATAATATTATGAGTAAACGTATAAATAAATACAGAAGTAATACAACACAACCAAAAGGTAAATCACAAATTAGCTTTGTAAATTTATCTACATATACTTCACCTGAAATTGTAGAAAATAAGTATAAAGAATGGGTTGAATTTGGTGCTGATAATGATTACTTTAAATTCTTAATTGATAGGTATCAAGGTAGTCCTACAAACAATGCAGTTATCAATGGTATTAGCCAAATGATATATGGAAAAGGTTTAGATGCAACAAATAGTTCAAAGAAGCCTGAAGCCTACGCGGAAATGATTTCTTTGTTTAGAAAAGATGTTGTTAGAAGATTATCATACGACTTAAAATTAGCAGGACAATGTGCAATACAAATTATTTATTCTAAAGATAGAAAGAAAATAGCAAAGGTTGAGCATATGCCAATTGAAACACTACGTGCTGAAAAGTTAAGTGGTGATGAAAAAGAAGTGCAAGCATTTTACTATCATCCTGATTGGGTTAATTTAAAGCCTTCTGATAAACCTTTACGCATTCCTGCTTATGGTATATCAAAAACACCACAACCGATTGAAATAATGTATGTAAAACCTTATGAGATAGGAATGTATTATTATAGTACTCCTGATTATCAAGGTGGTTTACAATATGCAGAATTAGAAGAAGAAATATCTAATTACCATTTAAACAACATTATGAATGGATTAGCACCAAGTATGTTAATCAATTTTAATAATGGTATACCTGATGAAGAAAAGCAAACATTAATTGAGAATAAAATTAAGGGTAAATTTTCAGGTAGTTCAAATGCAGGTAAATTCATATTAGCATTTAACGATAATAAAGAAAGTGCTGCAGATATTACACCTGTACAATTAAGTGATGCACATAACCAATACCAATTTTTAAGTGAAGAAGCACAGAAGAAAATAATGGTAGCACATAGGGTAACAAGTCCAATGTTATTAGGTATAAAAGACAATACGGGTTTTGGTAACAATGCTGATGAAATGCGTACTGCTTCTGTATTAATGGAAAATACTGTTATAATGCCTTTTAGAGAGCTTTTAATTGATGCCTTTGATGAAATACTATCTTTCAATAATATTAGCTTAAAACTATACTTTAAGACCTTACAACCATTAGAATTTATTGATTTAGATAATGTAAAAGACAAAGAAACAAGAGAAGAAGAAACAGGTGTTAAAATGTCTAAAGTGTTTTCTGATTTAGAAGAATTTGGAGAAGATGAAGATTTAGAAAATTGGGAATTGATTGATGAACGTAAAGTTGATTATGATACTGAAGAAGAATTAGATGCTGAAATAAATAAGTTAAACCAAAAGAAGGAAAGTTTACTATCTAAAATTTGGAATTTAGCAACAACAGGAACTGCAAGACCAAATGCAAAAAGCGACCAAGATGGACAAAATGAAGAGGGTTTAAAATTTAAAGTTCGCTATCAATATGCACCATTAAGAGCAAGTTCTAATAGTAGAGAATTTTGTAGAAAAATGGTAAGTGCTAAAAAGATATATCGTAAAGAAGATATACAACAAATGAGTCAAAGAGCAGTTAATGCAGGTTGGGGATTAAATGGTGCT